GATTTAAATTAGGTGAAACCCTCACGGGCTCTCAAGGAAATGCTACTGGTAAGCTTACTAAAAAGCTTATTGACCTAAATCAATTGATTGTTCAGAATTGTACTGGTTCTTTTATTGGAGATCCTGACACAGTTCCTAACCAGACAGAAGTTGTTACTGGTGGTACAACTGAAGATTCAGTGGATACATATAGGGTATATAAATACTTAGACGCACCATATCATTACTTTGTAGAAGATGATATAGAACAGAGAGTAGCAGATAATGGAATTTTCATCCAAGGTGCTACACCGGAAAGTAATTTAAGTTTTATTACTAATCGAGCTCATCTTGAGGATGCAAACGAGTCTAGGTCAAGCATGAGAGTTGTTGCGCCTGAATACATAAGTCAATTCGTGGATAAATTTGAAGAACTATTAAACAATGACTAGAAATACTACCAGACTAATAGGAACAGCAGGGGCAACACCCGGCTCATATATACTATCTGAGTGCACTCTCACTGCCAGTGATGGAGCTATCATTGATATTAAATCTCTGATTACAGAAATTACTATCACTGAAAGTATATACACATCATCCATTGATGCTGAAATGGTTATTATGGATGGTGTTAATTTATTTGAATCGGTTAAACTTAATGGTGATGAAAAAATTAATCTGCTTATTAAGAGACAAGAACTTGATACAAAAGAGACAGAAAAACATCAACATACATTTTATATTTCAGAGATAATTGATTTTGCAAGAAAAAGGAATGGTTCATCTAGTTATGTTTTTCGGTTGCTTTCTAAACATGCGTATGTTAATAACACCAAGACATTAGATCAGTTTAAAGAAGGTACTATTGGTTCTATTATACAAAATATCTGCACATCAGACTTGAGAATTTTACCAAAAGACTTAGATGTTAACACATCCACTTATAAAAATATTAAATGTATTATACCTAAATTGCGTCCACTGGCAGCTATTAGATGGTTGAACAGTAACGCCTTTACTACCACTGGTGCACCATTTTATTTTTATGAAACTTTAAAAGGTAAAGTAAAGTATAAATCATATGAGGATTTTGTAGATGGTGATGTAGTAGCAACATATATTCACTCGCCTGTTTTAAAATCTACCATTGGTAGTAAAGAATTCTTTACAGAAACTTCAAGGAGAATAAACAAATTATCTTCTGACCTTAATTTATCCAAGTATATCGCAAGTGGAGAAGGAGCCTTTGCTTCTACTACCAGATCAATAGATATTGCGACTAAAACTTATAATGTAAAGGGTCAGAAATATAATTATAAAGGCGTTAAGAAATTAAACGCGTTTGATCCATTTCCTAAAAGAAATAATAATGATCAGTATGGTGGACAACCTATAGATAAAATAGCATCAGGTAAGAATTATTTTATTTCTAGTAATTCCTTAGCATATGGAGACAATCAATTTAATTTTCAAGACCCATCTATTGAAAGTATGGGTAAGTGTCAAGCATACCTATCGACCGAAGATACTATGGTGCATGATATTGTAATCCCAGGAAATTTTAATTTAGAATCTGGCCAGGTAATAAAAATACAGGTGAATAAAACTTCGGCAGCTGATAATGAATCTAGTCCTATAGATAAAATGCAGTCTGGCAAATATCTAGTTGCATCTATTATACATAAATTTGCAGACGAATATACTTTACAGGTTGAAATAAAATCCAACTCATTCAATTCAGATTTAAATGATATTCTAAAACTAGATGGCACGAATGATTCAACAGAGGTAATAGAGACATGAAGGCTGATGAATTTATGGGCGGCCAGTTTGAGTGGTTTACGGGTATTGTAAAAGAGATTAATGATCCACTAAACTTAAACAGAGTAAAGGTACATTGTCTTGGTTTCTATGACGGCGTTACTGATACTACTAAACTGCCTTGGGCAACAGTGGTAATGCCAGTTACCAATGCATCAATAAAAGGTAACGGTAGTAACCATCATTTAGAAGTTGGTTCATGGGTAGTAGGTTTCTTTAGAGATGGTCCTTCTGCACAAGACCCTATGGTGTTGGGATCTATTGCGACACAGACCGAAGGTACACAAGATATTCCTACCGAATCATCAGTAGAGAATAAAGTATATAAGTCCAAAGCAGGACACTTAATTGAAATTGATAATACCGAAGGTGGTGAAACTTTAAGAGTCACTCATGCTAAGGGTGCTGTTATAACTATTGATAAAGATAATAACTTGTCTATTACAAATAGTGGTACTACTTCTATTAATTCAGCAGGTGCCATAACAATAACATCTGCTATTAAAACTACGATTGTATAATGGCTGCTCCGGCACTTACATTACCTCCATTTGAATGTGAGGCTACTCTATTACCGAAGCCAGCAAATCTTTCTAACTTTTTTGGTGGACTTGCAGCATACCCAGAAAAATTAAAAGCATTAGCAGTTACTACGGCAGAAAACGAAGCTGCAGAATATATTAAAATAGCAGAAGATATACAAGCGCAGTTGGATAGTATAAGACCATTACTTGATAAGTATGACCCGAAGAATGTAAAGTTTAGGTCACCAGAAAAAGAATGGGACATTATGGTAAATCGGTTAACTACTGAATATCCTATGTATGTACAGACTGAAATTCTAGCATTGATTAAAACTTTAGTGCCGATTGATTTTAATATAACTGTTATGGGTATTACCTTTGATATAGTAGAAGTATTTACGGATCCTGCATCTATAAAAGAATCTATAAAAGAAGAAGCTGATAGACTATATGAAATGTTACCAGATGCATATAAGAACTATGAGAAGTTTGAAACAAAAGAATTAAAAGCTGATGCAGTATGGAACTATATTAGAACAGAAATGAAAAAGCAAATGAATCTGTTAATGCATGGTGGTTTCGGTGCACTTATAAGCAAGTTCGATACAATATGGAGTGCATTAGGGTTACCTTCATTACCGGCATTACAAGAAATTGATATAGAAGCATTAGTAAGAGATAAGACTGCAGCAGAACTTAAAGCAGTATCGGTCTTTGGGTTTACTTTAGAAGATTTATTAGGGGGTGAAATAACTAATAATCTACAGATAGATGACTACGATAAAGAAAGATTAAAAGAAAAAGCAAGACAGTTTGCTGAAGAATGGCAAACATACTTACTAAAAGAATGGATGCAGACTGTAACTAAATTCTTTTCAGCTATAGGACTAGGTGCATTAACAGAATGGACTTCATTTAATTTTTGTCAATTCTTAACACTGATAGGGTTTAACCCAATAACAATAACTCTGCCATCTTCTATAAATACAGTAGCTCCTGTCGCAGGATTAACTTTACCAACACTATCGGTGGTAAGTAACGATACTTCAGGTTTATATGAATTTAATACAGCATCAAATGTAACAGAATATAGTCCAGCAAGGGATTTACCCATTACTGGTGATCCAACTGTAATTTTAGATAATGTTGCACTCACAGAGGGTGATGATTATGCGTGGACTAACGCGGAAATCAGTTTAGTTTCTTCTCCATTGTCCGATAAGAAATTACTAATCATAGAATAAAAAGGTATAAATACTAATATGGCAAGTTCAACTACAATACTATCCGATAGAAGTATATCGGGAGATTTAAAGAAAGCGAGAGTCACCTCCCGAGTAAAGGGCTGGAGAGACTTAGATTTGTCTTTAACATTACATCCTGTCAGAAAAGATATTATGCCTTTAAAGGATGATAACGCTATTAAGAATTCTGTAAAGAATTTGTTAATTAGTAATTTTTACGAGAGACCCTTTAGTAGAGATATTGGTGCAAATTTAAGAGCACTACTCTTTGAGCCAGCAGATTCAATTACCAAAATTGCACTGAAGGATAATATACGAAGAGTTATACGAAAATATGAACAAAGAGTAGTATTAAGAGGCATAGAAATTAAATATGCAGACGACTCGAACGCATACAACATTACTGTAATGTTTAAAATAAAAGAATTCAATACCAACGAATCAGTTGAAATTGTATTAAGAAGGTTGAGGTAATCCATGGCGAGTAACTTAAATGTAACGGAACTAGATTTTGATCAGATAAAACAGAATCTTAAAAATTATTTAAAAACCCAGTCAGAGTTTAACGGCTATGACTTTGAGGGTTCTGGTCTCTCTACACTACTTGATGTATTGGCTTATAATACACACTACAATGCAATGGCTGCTCACTTCTCATTGAATGAAGCATTCTTGGACTCAGCACAGATTCGTGGTAACGTAGTCACAAGAGCTAAACTTCTGGGTTATGTACCACGTTCTATTCTTGCACCAAGAGCCAAAATAAATATTGTTATTGATGTTACTTCGGAAGTTGGAACTTTAACTGACAATTTAACTATGAATCGTGGTACTAAGTTGAGTACTACAGTGGCCCAGCAACAATATCAGTATGTTACCTTACAGACCCAAACTGCTAGTTTAGTAGTAGATACCTCAGTTACACCTAACACTAAAACATATACTTTTGAAAATGTAGATATTGCTCAAGGGTATTATAAGTCACTTAAATATAGAGTTGACAATGATATTGAGAATCAGAAATTTCAGTTATCTGATAACGATGCAGACACAAGTACATTAAGAGTAAGAGTGCAGGAGAACGAAGAGTCTACAGCATTCGATATTTATACAAGATTTGAAACTCTGCTAGGTGTTGATTCTACTTCTAAGGTATATTACTTACAGGAAAATTCCGCAGAATACTATGAAATTTATTTTGGAGATGGAGTTACTGGTAGAAAACCAAATAACAATAATATCATTACATTAGATTACGTCTATACCGAGGGTGTAGAGTCTAATGGCGCTAACGCATTTACCATGTCAGATTCTGTCGGTGGTTTTGGAGATTCAACAGTAACTACTGTTTCTGCATCAGGTGGTGGAGCAGAACAAGAAACTTCGGAATCAATAAGATTCAATGCTCCTCTGACATTCACATCGCAGAATAGAGCTGTTACATCAGACGATTACAGGTCTATTATCCAAAGAGAATTTACAAACATTGCATCTATCTCTTGTTGGGGTGGTGAAGATAACGATCCGCCAGATTATGGTAAAGCGTATATCTCTATTAAACCTATTCTTGCAGAAACCTTAACTCAGGCAGAAAAGGATGAGATTACTGGTACTATTCTTAAAGGTAAAAGTGTAGTATCTATTACACCAGAAATTGTAGATCCTAATTACACTTACTTAGAGCTAGATGTATTCTTTAAATATAATCCAAACTTAACAGATAGAACTTCTGTTGAATTAACTTCTGTTGTACGTGACACAATTTCGGATTATAACTTTAATAACCTCAATAAGTTTGATGGGGTATTTAGACACTCACAGCTTACTACGGTCATTGATGCGGCGGATCCTGCTATTCAGAACTCTACAGTAAGACCGTATATGTTTATGAATATTACACCATCTACTGTTGAAGGTACAAATAACTTTGCATTAAAATTTACATCTGCATTTTATAAGTCTGGATCATCTACTGATTTTATTCTTACCTCAACTGCTTTTAAACTTGCATATTCAGGAACTATTGATCACTACTTTGGTGATATTACTCTTGCAGATTCGGTTAACCGACAAGTAATCATTTATAAAATTGTAGATGGTAAAAATGTAACAGTAGTGAACGACGCGGGTTTAATAGATCCAGATAAAGGCACTATTACACTCAACAACTTTACTAGTTATAATACTAATAATATTCGTGTTACGGTTACTCCAAATTCATTAGACTTGGCTCCTAAAAGAGACCAGTTAATTGCTATTGATTCTCTAAGAGTTAATATTACTCCAAGTGTTGATACTATATCGGTATCCGGCTCTACAGGAACTATTAATTATAATACACCGTCGAGATTAAGATAATGGCCCAATATCAAAACGACATAGCCTCTCCCGGATACATTGAGTCTACTGCGTCATCTACTAGAAAGAGTAAAGAAAAACTCAGAGTAGACTCATTGATACCTTCAGAAATTTTAGAAAATTCTGCGGGCATGAAACAGCTATTAGAAGCATACTACACATTTATGAACTTAGATGAGTTTATTTATGCAGAGAATGAGGACTTCCAAGATGTTGTACTAGATGGTAAAGCAGTATTTAGAATATCCGATCCTAGAAATGAGAATGATGCATTCTTTACTGATGAACAGGGTGCTGATTCTACAATGACTGTGACAGATGCAGCAGGCGTTGTTACTACTATACCACTTAATGATATTAATGTCAACATATCTAATGGTAATGAACTACCAGGTTCTCTTGCATTAGAAACATCGGAGATTGGTAAGACCTTTCAGGTTGATGGTTTAAGTGCTCATAATGCTTCTACTGCCAAATTAAATACACCCATTAAAAATTGGGTTGGGCCGGGACCTTCTCATGTTCTGAATAACATTGAACGCGCGATGGACATTGATAATAATTCAGTTCAATTCTTGGAGTTAATGCAGAAAGAAATTGCATCAGTAATACCAAGAAACATTACAGTGAATAAAAGAAACTTGTATAAGAACATTGTTGATTACTATAAAGTAAGGGGTTCTGCAGATTCTATTGAAATCTTTTTCAGACTCTTATTTAATGATGAAGTGGAAGTACAGTATCCATGGGATAAAACTTTAATTCCTTCTTCAGGTAATTGGGATGTTAATCCTGCTCTACCGAGAGGTGGTCAGTATCTGGACAACAAAGGCCAATTGTCTAACACAATTAAAATACAAGATTCTTTAAGATACCAAAAATTCTCATACCTAATTAGAACAGGTCAGAACGTATCTACTTGGGAGAATGTATTTAATAGATTAGTACACCCTGCTGGATTTAAATTCTTTGGTGAAATTCTAATGATTATAGAATTATCTAAAGCAGTATTGGGCGAAGATACTATTGAAGGTGATACTCTATATCGTAAAGTATTATCTGCTATGCCAGAGAGACAACCCGGTGCTATCGGTATTGAAGATTTGCCTCTATTGGTAGAAATGTTTGCTTCTACATTCTTGCCTGTTATTAAGTCAAGAATACACAGAGGCGGAACAATTAGTATACCTAACTCTAAACTAAAAAATGGAGTTATTAGTGCGGTCACTGTAGCCAATGCCGGTTCAGGGTATTTAACTCCTCCTGCGGTTACTACCGTTGATACAGGAACTCCGGCCGGATTTACTACAGGGTCATTCACCCCTGTTATAACAGCCGGGGCAGTATCATCAGTTACTATAGTAAGTGGCGGCCTTGATTATGATATACCTGGAATTTCCTTTGCAGCACCAACGGCATTAACCTTTGATGGTAGTGATGATGAATCCGGCGGCGTGGGAATTATTAACATAGTAGATAATACTATTAAATTAACCACAGCACAAGCAGCAGCATTACCCGTAGGAGCATACGTAACATATAGTTCAGGTGGTGGTACTTCTATTGGTGGTTTAGTCAGTGGTGCTTCTTACTTTATTATGACCAATGTTGCCAATGAAGTAACACTACAAAGTATTCTTGGTGGTACACAGACTGATATTACTAGCGTAGGTTCTGGCACTACTCATTCATTGACCGGCCAAACAGCAGCTGGTACAGCTACTAAGTCCGATGGAATATTAACTGGATTAGAAATAAGTAATACCGGATTTGGATACACATCGGCACCTACTATTACATTCAATGGTATTGCAGTATCAGGCCAAACTTTAGTATCACCAGTAGTTACTATAGGTATTGATGCTCGTGGAAGATTGGACGTTGATAATATCACGATCACTAGTGGTGGTAGTGGATATCAATCTATCTTCGGTTTTGTCGCGGCCAATCCTAATGATAGTAAACTTGCGTATATTGATCTGGCAGGTACTGGTAATAAAAATTATACTTCACCCCCATCCATTGTAATAGCAGAACCTACTGCAAAGGATGCTCTTGGTGTATTACTATCTACTAACGTCCAAGCAGCTGCAGAGTTTGTTTTCTCAGCTTCTACTTTAAAGACTTTAGAATTAACAAATGGTGGTTCGGGTTATACTTCTAGCCCTACTGTAACAATTAGCGGAAATGCTACTGCTTTTGCTACAATACAAGATGGTAGAATTGATAAAGTGAAGTTGATAAGTAAGGGTTCAGGTTATACTACGGTCCCTACTGTAACTATATCAGGTGGCGGCGGTAGTGGTGCCACAGCAAGTGCAAAAATAACTGAGGGAGAAATCTCAGGTTATACTATTACCAACCCAGGGTCAGGCTATACTCGTGATCCTATATTAAGAATTGATTCTGGCGGCCATAATGAAATTAGAGGTAAGGACATTAATCAAATTCTTATACTACTACTAAACCATGTATCTGATGCTACTAGAACTCAACCGGCGAATAATTACTTTAATGTAAAAGGCGATACGTATTTAAACAGCAGTAAGAAGTTTGATTTCAATGAGAGAATAGAAGAATTTGGTACCGTACAAATTCAAAGTACTGATATAACCAATATAAATAACTATAATGTGAATTCTTTTATTCATACCAATTAATAGGAAATAAGAAAATGACAGCAATCGTAACATCAAATTTTAGGGTAGTAAATGCCGAAAATTTTAAACAAGATGTAGCTGATGCGGCGACTAGTGTATATGTAGGAATCGGAAAATCGGATGTATGGTCTTTAACCACATCAGATACCACCGACACTACGCCTTTCACTCCAGTCGATGCATTAGACTCATTGGGTGAGGCGTACCAAAACATGATTGGTATGAAATTAATCGGAGCAGCAGATATCTCTCATGTTGTCCCAAGAAATACTTGGGCTTCAGATACTAGCTATTATGCCTGGGATTCAGATGACGGCGCGATCTTTGATAAAAAGTTCTATATCGTTACATCAGAATTTAAGGTCTATAAGTGTATTAAAGCAGGTGGTTCGGTTTCTACTGTACAGCCTACTCAAACACTTACTGATCCAACTGCAGAGTCAGATGGTTACATTTGGAAATATATGTATACTATTTCGGTTGCAGATGCAGAAAAGTTTTTAACTATATCATATATGCCAGTTAAGACTGTTTCCCTTGCCTATGGTAGTGATGCTGCTGCAGAAGCTGCACTATCTGAAGCAGATTATGCACAGTATCTTAATCAAAAGGCATCACGTGCTTCTTCTACCGCAGCAGGTATTGAAAGAATCGAAGTTACAGCCGGTGCAACATATTCATCTACTCCAACTATAGTTATCTCTGGCGATGGTACTGGTGCTACTGCTACTGCAGTTATGAGTGGTTCTGGTTCTAGTCAAACTGTTGCTAGTATTACTGTAAATAATAAGGGCACTGACTATACTGTTGCTGATATAAAATTTAGTTCGGGTGATGCAGCTGCACGTGCAGTTATCGCTCCAGAACTCGGCCATGGTGTACAACCTATTAAAGAACTAGGTGCATTCTTCATCGGTTTAAATAGTCAACTTACTGGTAACGAAGGTGGTGACCTTACAGTTGGCAATGACTTTAGACAAGTCACACTTATTAGAAATCCTAAACTATACGGTCCAGGCGCAGTTGCTACGGCATCTACTCTTAAAGCTTTAAGAGCTTTGGACTTTACTTCTGCTGTGACAGTAACTGATTATTTAGCAGATGAACTTATTGTAGGACAAACAAGTGGAGCACAG